CATTCAGTGCATCAGATACAGAAACAACACTTATCATTCCCTTGAAGAGTATTCTGAAATGGCACTCCGAACAGCGAACACAAGAGCTTATCTCACAGGTGAAGGTGAGATGCGAAACGCCTGGGGCGAACATCTCGTCATTATGAACAAGCGAAACTGTGCATGTCCGAAGTGTACGGTTTGGTGTGGTAAGGTCTTAATCGATGATGTTTGGAGCGGAGGCTCAGCGAAAGATGGAAATTATCCGCTGATGAGTACCGCCATAGGAGAAGGACTGTATCATCCAAACTGCAAGGATATTCACACGACTTACTTTCCCGATTTAGCTGATTTGATAGAAGAGCCTACTTCTGATGAGCGAAGAGCGATGGAAGTCAGAGATGAGGTCGAAAACGAGTACAACAACGCACAGAAACAGATAAGGTCTTATGAGAGACTGTCGAAATATTCTCTCGATGAAGAAAACAGAGTAAATTACCAATATAGATTAAGTCAGTGGGAGACAAGAGCCGCTGATTTAAAAGAAAAATTCCCTACTCTTGGAAAAGAGAAGGGAAGAATTGAAAACAAGCTTAAATCATCATAGCACCGATATTAATTCTCCTTTCTAGGGCTCCTGGCTTCGGGAGCCTGCCCCCTGAGACCGCCGGCCTTTAAGGTGGGTTCGACTCCCACCGGTCCCCTTTGCGGAGACACCGCTTAAAAACTGATATAGTGAGACACACTTAAAACTGAGAGGATAAAGATTATGGAAAACGATAACACAAACACACAGACAGCGCAGCAGAGCAACGCTCAGCAGGGCGCACCAACAGCACAGCAGCCTTCTATTGACTATGATAAACTTGCAAGTATCATAAATGGAAAGCAGCAGGTCACAGAACAGACAGTGTTGAAAAGCTATCTTAAAGAACAGGGTCTTAATGACACTGAACTTAAAGAAGCAATCAATCATTACAAAGAAGAGAAACAGAAGAGGACTCCCGATGTCGGAGCTATGCAGAATGAAATCAATTCTTACAAGCAGCAGATTGCAGAAGCAAAGCTTCAGCAGGCCGCAACATCTGCAGCTCTTGAAATCGGAGTAGACCCTAAGCGCATGAATTATGTCATTAAGCTTGCCGATTTGAGCAAGGCGACAAAGGAAGATGGCACGATTGATGCTGATGCAGTTAAAAGCGCCTTAAATCAGGTGTTAAAAGATGTGCCTGAATTAATGGGAGCTTCTAACAATACAGCCGGAAATGCTGGTTTTCACGTAGGTGGAAATGCCAATAATCCTGCAGGTGCGGCAGACAATCAGCAGATTCTGGAAAACATTTTTGGAATTAGGAGGAAATAAAAATGGCAGTAGTTGAATACGCAACAATATTTTCAAACGTTTTAAGAGAGCTTTATGCTCAGGATTCAAAGTCTTATGACTTATTCCAGTCTAACCTTGACCTTCAGCTTTTTAACGGAAAGTACATCAAGGTTCCAACACTTTCGGTATCAGGATATAAGGATCATACAAGAGGATCTTCTTTCAATGCTGGTTCTTTCACTCAGAATTATGAGACAAAGTCTCTCGACCACGATAGAGACATCGAGTTTATCGTAGATCCTATGGATGTTGATGAGTCAAATCTTACTGCTTCTGTAGCAAATATTCAGAAGCGTTTTGATACAACTCAGGCAATCCCTGAACTTGATGCTTACACATTCTCAAAGATTTACACAGAGTTCGTAAGAGTAGGCGGCACTGTTTCAACAACAGCTCTCACAGCTGCAAACGTTCTTTCGACACTCGATGCAGATATGCAGGCGATGGAAGACGCAGGTGTCCCACTTGACAGAGTTATTCTTTATTGTACTTCTGCAGTAAAGAAGCTTATTAAGGAATCTTCAGAGGTTACACGTATGCTTTCAGCTGCAGATGGTAATGGTATTGACAGACGTTTCAAGACCATTGATGATATTCAGAAGATTGTTACAGTTCCATCATCAAGATTCAAGACAGCTTTCAATTTCAGCAACGGCTTCACACCAGCAACAACAGCAAAGCAGATTAACTATATCCTCATTGATCCTGAAGCACAGGTATCAAGAAACAAGTATTCTTACATCAAGGTATTTACACCTGGTCATGATTCACGTACTGCTGACAATTATCTGTATCAGAATAGACGTTACAATGGCACATTCGCCATTGATGAGCTTATGGGAACAGGATGTAAGATTAACGCTGATGCTTAAGAGGGGAAGATATGGAAGCGATTAAATTAAATAAGGTCTACACTGTAAACGAAGAGACCAAAGACAGATATTTAGCGATGGGATACGATATCTATGAGAACGGTGAATGCATTGAGCATTCTCCGCTCGCTACAGTTCCTTGGGCTAAATACCAGGAAGCTCTTGATGAGATTGCCGCTCTTAAGGCAAAGCTCACAAGAAAAAGAGAATAATCAGGGAGGCGGTTTAAATGGCTTACGCAGATGAGGAATATTACGAGAATACGTATGGCGGTGGGGTCATTGATATCGACCGCCTGCACACAAGATTAGAAGAAGCAAGTGTACACATTGACAGTTTAACATTTAACAGAATTAAAGGTTTTGGGTTTAGCAATCTCACGGAGTTTCAGCAGGAGAAAATCAAAGCGGTATGTTGCAAATTAGCAGACTGGGAATATCAGAATGCTGAAGCTCTGTCGGGAGCGCTTACATCTTACTCGATTAACGGCGTGTCGATGAGTTTCAGTAAATCTTTTGGTGTCACATCCGTCAATGGAGTTGTGGTTCCTAAGTCTATTTTAGCAGAGCTGTCGCAGACAGGATTAACAACAGGAGGTAGAGTGATATGGCCTACCCAAAGTTAGTTCCGGAAGCTGCTGCCAAATTTCCCGCAGTTGTTGAAATAGAACAGGAAGGGCTTGACGATACAGGAGAGCCACTAGACACAATCACTGTTAACGGAAAATGTAATTATCAGGAGCGCACTGAAAAGGTTTACTCGAATGGAAAAGTTGATGTTGTTGTTAAGGCTAAATGCTATTTTGACGGCGATATATGCAGCAGTGTAAATACCATATCAGGCGGATATGTAACTGTCCGCGGCGAAAGAAGGCGCATAAAAGCCGGCACAAAAGCCTACAATCCTGATGGAACTGTTAATTATACTTGCATCGAACTAGAGTAGGAAGGTGATACTATGAAAGTCGATTCAGTGGTGCGCATTAACGCTCCGGTCATAAAGGATCTTAATAACAAGGTCAATTTAGCTCTTGCTAAAACCGGAGAAGCTCTCCACACCAAGGTCGTTCAAGACCAGGTCATGCCGAGAGACACGGGAACCTTGCAGAATACCAAGACATTCGTTGATTTGACGGAGCAGGAATCTGGAAGAGTCTCTTTAGTGACCGAGGGTCCTTATGCAAGAAGGTTATATTATCATCCGGAATTTAATTTCAAACATACGGAGAATCCGAATGCAAAGGGCAGATGGCTTGATGATTATATGAAAGGTGGAAGCAAGCAAAATTTCGTACCAGAAGCTTTCAAGAGACTACTTCAGAGGGAGTTAAAATGACATTGAGTGAACTCAGAGGAATCATCGCAGCGCTTAATCTGTCAGATTACACCTATATGGGAAATATCGATAATAAGAAAGATAAATCCGTAGGTGTATATGGGAGAGGGAGCATATCAGCTTTCAAAAAGGCTCTAGGCGGCAAAGATTCTTACGATACCAAAGAGGTCAGTTTACTAGTACATTGGAATAAAAGTCCAAGTGAGTCCGAAGAAGCAGCGTATGACCTCTTTAACGCAGTAAAAAATATAACCAATGCCGACATATTATTTATAAAAATGATCAACAACGAGCCGGTATTTATCGGCACGGACAAAGTCGGTATTTTTGAATATGTGATAGACTTTGATGTTTATTACAGATTGGAGGAATAAAATGGCAGTAACAAGTGGAGTTTTTCCGGTTTTTGAAAATGTTTTTAAGGTAGGAACTGCAGGCATTTCTTCACAGACAGCAGATATGAAGCCTGTCGCAGACCTTACTAGTTTTTCCGTTTCTGTTGACGGAAATGTACAGGAATGGACACCGATGACAACCGAGGGATGGGTGAGACGTCTTATGACTGGTAAGGGAATTACCATCACTCTTTCAGGAAAGAGAAATATCGGCGATGTAGGAAACGACTATGTCGCAGGTCTTTTTATGGCAACAGGTGCAGCGGCAGAAACAAAGTTCGAGTGGGATTTCCCCAATGGCGATATCCTTGCGATGGACGTTGTTGTTAACGTGACCGCCCTCGGCGGCGAGTCAACAGATGTTGATGTGCTTGAATTTAATGTCATGAGTAATGGCAAGCCTACTTACACACCGGCTAATTAATTTAATAATTTAAAAAAACAAAAAAGACCAGAGTTGAAACAATTCGATTCTGGTCTTTACTTTTAGTTGAAAAAAGGAGATTTTATATGAAAATCAATTTGGATGATAAATTGACCAGAGACATTTCAACGATTGCCATTAATGGCAAGGAATTCAAGGTCAACAAGACAAAAAATGCAGTCCTTAAGGTTCTTGCGTTACTGGATGAAGGCGACAGCGCAGAAAATATCGATAAGGCAGTAGAGCTTCTTGTAGGAGCTGAATTTGTCAGCGAGATGAATGAGCTATCATTCGGTGATTA